CCTGGAGCTGATGATGGTGATGCAAACCAGACGCTTCACCGAAGACGAGGGCATCGGCCTCTACGACGACGCCATCCAGCAGCGCCTGCGCGTGCGCGTGCGGCGCGAGGTGGTGGCCTTCCTGGCTGACCTTGCCGATGCTTCCAGGCCCGACCGTGCCGCAGGCGTCATCGGATTCAACCCACTGCTGAACTACCCGGCGAACACGGTGGGCGCACGGCTGAAGTCCATCGTCACCGGCATCGGCGAAGGCCAACCGTGGGGCGATGTGGATGCGCTGCTGGCCGACCTGGACGGGAGAATTGACCTGGCGCAGTTGCACGCCACGGTGCAGTCAGCGTTGGACCTCATCACGGCAGACGCCAGCACGGTCAACAGCGTCAACGCCCGTCTGTCCCAAGAGTCCCAGGCGCGTGTGCAGGCGTTGCTGGACGAGGCACAGGCCCGCGCCAGCGAGATCAGCACCGCCATCGGCGAGCTGCAGACCACGCTGGTCGCGGCATATGAAGCCGGTGACTCCACGGTCAACTCCCGCATCACCACGGAAGTTGCCTTGAGCCAGGACCGCGACAGCGCGCTCGGCGCCCGCGTCGACACCGTCACGGCACGGCTCGACAGCGGCGACATCTTCAGCTCGATCGCCACTGCACTGAGCTATGCCTACAGCAAGGCGGCTGTCGACACAGCAATCGCTTCATCCGGCAGCACGCTGACCACCGCCTTTCAGACGGCAGACGGCACGCTCAACACGCGGATCACGAACGAAGCAAACGCCAGCTCTGACCGCGACACCGCACTCGGCACTCGCGTGGATACCGTCACGGCCCGGCTGGACACCGGCGACGTGGCCACCAGCCTGGCCAACGCGCTCAACTACGCCTACACCAAGGCGCAGACCGACTCGGCAGTGGCGACGCTGGGCTCAACCCTGACGAGCGCCTACACGGATGCAATCAACGGGGTGAGCGCTCGGCTCAACGCGGGCGGCGACATCGCCACCTCGCTGGCCACGGCCAACAGCTACGCCTACACCAAGGCGCAGAGCGACTCCGCGCTGTCCGAACTGAGCACCACGCTGACGAGTGCCTACACCGGCGCCATCAACGGGGTGAGCGCCCGGCTCAACGCAGGCGGCGACATCGCCACCTCGCTGGCCACAGCCAACAGCTACGCCTACACCAAGGCGCAGAGCGACTCCGCGCTGTCCTCGCTGAGTACCACCCTCACCAGCGCCTACGAGGCCGGCGACAACGCCATCAACGCTCGGCTCAACGCAGGCGGCGACATCTCCACCTCGCTGGCCACCGCCAATAGCTACGCCTACACCAAGGCGCAGAGCGACTTGGCGATGGCCTCTCAGGCAAGCACGCTGCGCGCCGAGTTCAACCCGATCAATGCCCGCCTCAACAGCGGCGGGGACATCCACGCGTCGCTGGCCACAGCGCTCACCTATGCGTACACGAAGGCCACCATCGACGGTGCGTTCGCTTCGCAGGCCTCGACGCTGCGCGGTGAGTACCAAGGGCCGCTTGGCGCGCTGAGCGGCTCGGTGTCCACGCTTCAGACGGCAGTCAGCGGCCCCACCGGCGTTCAATCTCAGTACGTGCTCAAGACCGTGGCCACCCGGTCTGACGGGCGCCCGGTGATTGGCTATGTTGGGCTGGCATCGACGGCTTCCAACGACGGCACCGGGGCTTCTGAGCTGATCTTGCAGGCCGGCAGGACGCTGTTCGTCCCGGACGACTCGCCGAACGCGGCGCCCGTTCAAATGCTTGAGTTGGGCCTGGTCAATGGCGTGTACACGTTGCGCGTGCCAGCTGCGCGCATCGGCGACTTGACTGTCGGCACGCTGAAGATCGAGATGAACGCGGTGACGGTTCCAACTGGCGCCGAACTTACGTCGGACGCGACCTTCACTGGCACCACGCCGGTGACGCTCCTGAGCGTCAATCTTGACACCGCCGGCCAGCCTCTGTTGGTGTTCGCGGATATGGCCGCTTTGAACTCCGGCAGTTCGTTTGCTGAGGCTGTCATTGTTGGCTTGTTTGTGAACGGAACGCAGGTTAGGCAATGGTCGCTGGTGCAGAAGAGCGTCGTCGTTAACCGGGCGTTCGTGAGCTACATCGCGGCGCCCGGCGCGGGGACGATCACTGTTGAGCTGCGGGCCTGGTGCTCTCTGGCCGGCTTCTATGGGCAGGTGCTGAGCAACGGCTCGTCAACATGGTTCGGCAATGGCGGCACGGCTATCGGCGCTCTGGGGTGCAAGCGATGATCAGTTTCTGCGCGTACTACGAACCGTCCGGCCGCATCCGGTTCAAGTCGGTCCTGCAGCGCTCGGTCGAGCCGCCATCGGTTGACGGGCTCGACGTACTGGTGCTTGAAGAGGACTTTGATGCGACGGTGAGCGTCGTTGTCGACGGCGCACTGATCGAGGGCGTGGTGGTTGACCCGCAGGCCGATCTGATCGCCGGCGTGGCCGCGCGCGCGACGCGCGACCAGCTTCTCCGCGCGTCCGACTGGACGCAGGCTGGCGATAGCCCGCTCGCGGCGCACAAGCGCGCCGAGTGGGCGGCCTACCGTCAGGCGCTTCGAGACTGGCCCACGCGTCCTGAATGGCCGCATGGTGGATGTCCGCCGGTGCCGCAGGGTTGAGATGCCTGATGCCGCCGACTTCGATCACATCTACGTCACCGCAGACGGTGCGCTGCTCACCTTCGGCGGCGCCTATCTGATCTGGGAAACGACGATGCTGCAGATGCTGCGCGACCAGTTTGGCCTGGTCAGCCACACCCAAGACGAATACCGCGACGCGCTCGCGGCGCTGCTGCCCACTGGTGCAGCGTGGCCGCGAGATCCGCAGTCCCGGCTCATGTGCTTCCTGTCGGGGCTGGCCGCCGAGTACTCACGCCTCGACGCTCGTGCCGCACAGCTGCTGGCAGAGACCGACCCCGCAAGCACCACCGAGCTGCTGTCTGACTGGGAGCGCGTCGTCGGCCTGCCTGATCCCTGCGTGACGGCCGCGCAGACCGTCGCCCAGCGGCGCCAGGCGCTTGAGGGCCGCCTCACCGCTGTGGGCGGCCAGAGCCGCCGCTTCTTCATCGAGCTGGCCGCCCGTCTTGGCTACAACATCACCATCGACGAGTTCGCCTCGGCTGCCGCTGCCACTGCGGCGGGCATCACCTTTACTGGCGACGAGTGGGCGCACATCTGGCGCGTCAACGTGCCGGCCGCCGTCTCCATCACCTATTTCCGTGCTGGTGCGGGCGCGGTTGGCGAGCCGCTGCGGGCCTGGAGCAATGAGGTGCTGGAGTGCCAGTTCAACCGCTACAAGCCCGCGCACACCCGCGTGCTGTTCGCCTACTCCGGCGCCTGATCAAACTGCTTTCAAGAGGGCTACAACCATGCATCGAATCGACGGACCTGCAGCCGCACCTGGTGGCTTCTTCACCGATGGAGACCCCAGCGTCGGCACTCCCGCAACGGTCTTGACCGAGGACTGGGCGAACGCGGTGCAGGAGGAGCTGGTGGCAGTGATCGAGGCGTCCGGCGCGGTACTTGCCAAGCCGAACAACGCTCAGCTCTTGGCCGCGATCCGCTTCTTCGCCGACGCCGCTTTCCCGCCAGGCTTCATCGCCTACGACGCCGGCAGCGTCGCCCCCGCCGGCTGGTCGCTCGCTGACGGCGGCGAGCTGGACCGTATCGCCCACGCCCCCCTTTTCGCCCGCATTGGCACCACCTACGGCGTCGGCAACGGCAGCACCACCTTCAACAAGCCGGAGATAAGAGGCGAGATCATCCGGGCCCTGGACGCCGGCCGTGGTGTCGACCCCGGCCGCGTGCTCGGCAGCTGGCAGGACGGCCAGATCCAGGCGCACACCCACACGCTGCCGTCAGACTCGCTGGACAATTCAGGCAACGGCTACGTGGCCGACAGCATCGGCGGCGGGATCGCCCGAACGGCCGTCACAGGCTCCACGGGTGGCGGCGAGACCCGGATGCGCAACGTCGCGCTCTACGCCCTGATCAAGCTCTGACGGTGGTTTGCGACACTTGGTTTGATGCCTCAAACCATCTGACGTGATGCCTCAAACCAAGTGGCGCTTTACACTTCTGCACGAGCGGCACCCAGGTGGAGACCTACTGCAAGCGGGTGGAAGGGGCGTTGCCAGTCGGTGGCAAGGTCAATATCCTGCAGTTCACCGACAAGCAGTATGAACGCATCATCAGCTACCAGGGCAAGGCCAAACAGCCCGCCAAAAAATCACCCGACCAGTTCGACCTGTTCTGACCATGCCCACACTTTCCGCAGCCCAAAAAGCAAATAACCCCTTGACGAATCAAGGGGTTACCGCCGATCTAGTCTAGATCACTGGGAAATGCACTCTGGCCGGAACAAGGCTGACCCAGATCAACCACCGGAGTTCAGTCTAGATCACTGGGAAATGCACTCTGGCCGGAACGCGGGGCAGATTGCGAAGCGGCTGGCGCTGAGTCTAGATCACTGGGAAATGCACTCTGGCCGGAACTGCGCCAGGATGCCCGTGACCTCGTCTTGGAGTCTAGATCACTGGGAAATGCACTCTGGCCGGAACCCAGGCGCGGCGCGCCACCCCCGCGCAGGTAGTCTAGATCACTGGGAAATGCACTCTGGCCGGAACTGCGCCGATCAGCAGGATTGCTGGGTCCAGAGTCTAGATCACTGGGAAATGCACTCTGGCCGGAACTGACGGCGGAATTCAATGTGATGGGTGTGAGTCTAGATCACTGGGAAATGCACTCTGGCCGGAACGGTTCGTTCGTGACGCTCATGTCGCGGCCTAGTCTAGATCACTGGGAAATGCACTCTGGCCGGAACTGCGAGCCCAAGCGCACGCCAAACGGCCTGAGTCTAGATCACTGGGAAATGCACTCTGGCCGGAACAAGGGCGCGCTGTTCAGCGTGACCGACGAGAGTCTAGATCACTGGGAAATGCACTCTGGCCGGAACGCTGACCGTCAGGTCATCGCGTCGCGTGAAAGTCTAGATCACTGGGAAATGCACTCTGGCCGGAACGCGCCCTGCAGCCTCACGATGTCCTCGCGGAGTCTAGATCACTGGGAAATGCACTCTGGCCGGAACCGAATAGAACTCGTCCCACCAAGCGCGCGGAGTCTAGATCACTGGGAAATGCACTCTGGCCGGAACACAAGCTGCTGTCGTGGTGCTGGTTGCCCGAGTCTAGATCACTGGGAAATGCACTCTGGCCGGAACATCGACATGGAGAAGGCCGCAGCCATCATCAGTCTAGATCACTGGGAAATGCACTCTGGCCGGAACGCGGCAGCGTTTCACCCCATCTTCGAAGCAGTCTAGATCACTGGGAAATGCACTCTGGCCGGAACCTGGCGAACTTCGTCAGCTCGACCGCGTTGAGTCTAGATCACTGGGAAATGCACTCTGGCCGGAACATTGCAACGATGGCGCCGAGGATGTCGGCGAGTCTAGATCACTGGGAAATGCACTCTGGCCGGAACCACCGTGTCCATCGCCTCTTCCAGCGCGGCAGTCTAGATCACTGGGAAATGCACTCTGGCCGGAACCCGCGCATCGGCGGCTATGTGCGCCTGGCGAGTCTAGATCACTGGGAAATGCACTCTGGCCGGAACAAGCGCTGGTTCACCGACACGGCGCTGCAGAGTCTAGATCACTGGGAAATGCACTCTGGCCGGAACCCAACGCCGCCACCTGCGCCGCCGCTGCCGAGTCTAGATCACTGGGAAATGCACTCTGGCCGGAACTGCGGCATGGCTGTCAGCGCCCTGCTGATAGTCTAGATCACTGGGAAATGCACTCTGGCCGGAACATCGGCCGCGTGTCGCTGGCCGGCGCCAAGAGTCTAGATCACTGGGAAATGCACTCTGGCCGGAACATGGCCGGCGTCACCGACGTCAAGTCCCGCCAGTCTAGATCACTGGGAAATGCACTCTGGCCGGAACATGACTACACGGTTAGCACCATGACAGCCGAGTCTAGATCACTGGGAAATGCACTCTGGCCGGAACTCACGGGCCGTGAGTACCTCGCCGCCGGCGAGTCTAGATCACTGGGAAATGCACTCTGGCCGGAACCCGCACGGCAGGTCATCTCGATGGCAACAGAGTCTAGATCACTGGGAAATGCACTCTGGCCGGAACCTACGACGTCAAGCCCGCCGACTGAGCTCAAGTCTAGATCACTGGGAAATGCACTCTGGCCGGAACCCCAGGTCGAAGCCATCGCCCGCACGCGCGAGTCTAGATCACTGGGAAATGCACTCTGGCCGGAACTTCGCAGAGGAAGTCGCGCACGGCGGCCTCAGTCTAGATCACTGGGAAATGCACTCTGGCCGGAACTGTGGATGCCGGCGCTGCCAGGGCTGACGGAGTCTAGATCACTGGGAAATGCACTCTGGCCGGAACCGTGGAGCCAACACGCTGGGCACCTTGACGAGTCTAGATCACTGGGAAATGCACTCTGGCCGGAACCCAGACGATCAGCTTCACACCTTCGCCGCCAGTCTAGATCACTGGGAAATGCACTCTGGCCGGAACTGATCGCCTGAAGGCAATGTACGAAAGCTGAGTCTAGATCACTGGGAAATGCACTCTGGCCGGAACGTGTTGGCCGGCGTTGAGTTCCCGGAACCGAGTCTAGATCACTGGGAAATGCACTCTGGCCGGAACCGTTCAATCCCGCGAGGCGGCGGGGGAACCAGTCTAGATCACTGGGAAATGCACTCTGGCCGGAACAGGCGCTGCAGACGATGCGCGAGTGGGTCGAGTCTAGATCACTGGGAAATGCACTCTGGCCGGAACCGCTCCTGATGGCCCTCGGTAGCCAGTCGCATTCGCCATCATCAAGCGGCCTGTCTTGCCTTCCGGCCGACCACGCCGCCAGCCGTTGCCGCCTGGCCGTCTCGTTCACGGATGAGCCCTACAAGTCCAAGCTCTCGCTGGGCCGATTGGGAACGGGCACGGTCAAGGTTCAGCGCGAGCAGACGTCGAAGGATCTCCTCGTCTGCCATTGTGGGCGAATAGTCGGCCCAGCCATAGGCCGCTGCGACAGCCGCGTCTAACGCTTCATGCGCTTGCGCCAGCCATCGCGGCCGCTTGTTGTACAGGTTAGTGAGAGTGCGTCCGGCAAGGACTCTATCGAATCCTGTTCTTGCGACGATGCGCACCGGATACGGTGAGATTTTCAGGCCAGAGGGGATCACCTCAGGCACGCGCTCGCACCACTCGGGCGGGTAAAGCCAGCAGCAACGCCTGTCCGTCAAGTGCTTCGCGGCCTGCGCGATGGCACATGCGTGTCTGCAGACTGGTTCGGGCAAGCCAGATGGTATCGATGCGCCATTGGACAACGTACTTACGCACTGATGAGCGGTGTCGGCTGGAGTGAGTCCAGCGGGAAATGGAAAGGTTTCAAAGCAGGTTGTGGGCGTATATCGCGGGCGATCCTCCAACGAACTTCCCAAAAGCAAGGACCATAGTTCATGAAAACGACTGTGTAGCAGCCCTAAGGTGGCATCATCGCTGCGAGCAATGGTTATCAGAGCCTGATCCGGCGAGGTACTGCTGGGCAACCAAGTGAAAAATCGGTGCTTGCTGTGAGCTACGGTAGCAACGAATCGGGGCAGTGTGCGAATGGCTTGGCGCATTTCGACTCGCGGCCGCCCAAATCTCCACCAATATTCACGCAGAGCTGCGTCAGCCTTGCCTCTGCGGCCTGGCCGCACATGTTCCACCACGTATTCGAATGGGGCTTCATAGAGCGCCGCTTCGACTTCAGACATCTCGGCACCGAAGTCAATGATCCACTGGTGTTGTGGCCCGCGCGCCAATTCAAAGCCGTTCGCCCAAGGTTTGATCACATCAGAGTTGGGGCGACCCGATGGGTTGGGTAGCTGGAGCCACTCTCTGGCAAGAGAAGCCGGAATCTCAAACTTGGCCTTCTTTGAAGCCCCTTGGAAACTGCAATTGGCGTTCTCTGCCAGTTCGATGGCGTTAGTAAGGTCTGGCCCCTTGAGGTCGCTTGCACCGGTCAGGTCTGCATGAATTCGGTGCACTCGCTGACCATCAAGCGACGTAGCGCCCTCTACATTCTTGTCGAAGCAGATCAAAGAAACCCGCACCGCTGCGCCGTTGTTAATCCATGGCTCGTCTGCCCATGCAGCATATATGCGCCCACGTTCACAAATTCGCTGCAGCACCGAGCGATTGGCCCCACTTCGAATTGAGTTTGTTGCTACCAGTCCTGCTCGCTTCAGTTGACCACCTTCAATCGCGCGCTGCGCCTTGTCGAACCAGTAGCAAACCAAATCGCTCGCCGCTGGTACGCGCGGGGCGTAGAGGGAGTCCAGAGCTGCGACATACGTGTTTCCAAGTTCCCGACGCTTGCGGCTGACTCCAAGAAATGGCGGGTTGCTTACGACGGCGTCCGCGACAGGCCAGACAGACTCGCCTCCATCTTGATTGACCACTGCATCCCTACACTCGATTTGTTCTAGCGAGTCGAGTATTGGATTTTCCTTCCAGCCATATCCGTGCTCTTTGCGCCATTGAAGCTCGCCGATCCAAACAGTAGCGCGTGCGAGTTCGGCAGCGTACTCATTGATCTCGATGCCAAGCACGTTCTGGGGTCCCGCCACTGGAATTTGGCGCTCAAGCCCTAGTTCTTCAGAGTCAATATTCACTTGGTGCTCGATGTCTTTAAGAGCCTTCAGCGCAAGGAAGAGAAAGTTTCCGCTTCCGCATGCTGGGTCTAGTACACGGAAGGATTGCAACCTTTCCATAAATCCGGATTGGAGGTCCTTGGCCTGTTTGTACGCACGGCTCGACTGTGATCGGACGTTGCCATGCCTGGCCTTCAACGTTGGACTCCTGCT